TTCATTATGATAACGTCTTGCTTCTAACCAATATTCAACATTTTGTAATATTCTATTTGTATAAACTTCTTTTATAGGAAGTTCTACTGTAAAAGGATAACGTTTTCCATAAAAAACCTGATAAGATTTATTAGTTTTTAAATGAGACCATAAACCAATTTCATCTTTGTTTTCAAGACTTCCATTTCCATAATTTATACCTGTCTGAAAATAATTATAGTGATTTACATAATAAGCAGGTTTAAAATCGTAATAAGAAATCCATGTTTTAGTAAGAGGTGAGTAAGCAAGAGTAAAACTCGCATCTTGTTTCCGTTCATACTCTTGAATTAATTTCTTAACTCGTTCTGTACGAAAGACCACATTCTCCGTAACAACTTCATAAATCAACGGTTCTTTCACTTTGTACTTTTTAGTAACGACCTTTTTAGGATATTCCGCAGGACATTCCTCACACTCAACCCATTTGTCCTTTTTAGTAACAGGTATTAACTCTTGCTTAGATTGAACATCCTTAGAAACTTCTTTACCTTGTTCTTCAGCTTTAAAGCTACCAAACAGTTTCGTTTTACTAACTGCTTTATCAATAGCACTGTATAAACGAGCAGAATAATCAGCAACTAACCAAGAAGAACCTTTAAATCTAAGATTATAATCCACTGAAAAAACCTGACTTGTTGCCTCTTTCAATGTTTTATTATTGTTAGCTAACTTATTCTCTAATTCATTAACTTTATAAGAAACATTTTCATAATGATAAGGATTCACATCTCCCTGTTTAATATTAAAATAAGGAAAATCAACCCCTATTGTATTAGTGTAATCCGCAATTTCTTCTAAACCGAAAGTTTCTTTATTAGCATGTTCTAAAGCAAACAAACTATTAAACAACCTTAAACCATTAAATGAACCTTTGTAAACACCCTGTTCATCTCCTATTTCAGTTTCTTCTTGATAAATAGGTAACAACAAATGTCGAAGTGTGTGTTTTTCTTGATTTATACTTTGAAGTTTATTTTTTAAATCTTCAAACATATATAAGAAAAACGAATTATCTTTACCTTCCTTCTTCAATCCTCCATTTGTCCAACCTAAATAAACTTTTTCCTTTTGTTCTTTGGTAGCATCAGTTTCGGTTGTGTTTAACAATTTAAAAGCCTCCTCTTTATACTTATCATAAGTGTAATCCTGATTTGTAAAAAGAGTAACAAACTTATTATCTTTCAGCTTTAACTGTTCTTTACCAAATTCATCATTTTTAATCTGACCTATTTCCTCAGACATGTGACCTAATGCCAAAGTATTCGTAAAAGCAGAAATCACAAGGGTCTTTTCCAAAGAATAAGTTTGTGGGAGTTCAGATTTCACAAACTTACTTACAAAATTACGTTTAGGGTCATTTACGTCATATATTTGTGCAAACACAATTGGTTTTATAGGAAAATACTCCGAACCACAACGAGGTTCTGTTTTTTGGTTTGATAAACTATCTTTTGTTTCTTGTAATGATAAAGAAATACCACTTAAAACATTAAATGTATTTTGTATAAAATTTTGTTCTTTACCACAACGTCCAATTAAATAAATAGAACCTTCATACTGTTCATCCGCCTTACCATTAAACTTGTCATAACACCAATCTACTATATAAGATAACACATTTATAAATTTCTTAGAGAACTTTTCACCATCAGACCTCATCCCTTCACTACTGTCAATATCAATAAACACAAACACATTAGTCTTATCTTTAACAGCAGGAGTTGGAGGTTTAGGTGGCTGTGGAACAGATGTGGTTACTTTTAAAACATTATTATCTGCTTCAATTTCAACCTTTTCTTTATCCCCTTGAACTTTTTCTTTTAACTCTAAAATCTTTTTATCTGTTACCTTTTTATCAAACATTACAAAAGGTTCATTATTCAAATAACTCTTATCAACTTGTGAATTTCTCCATTTAGATTCTTCAAGAACTTCACCTTTATAGAAAAAGTAAAAAGACTCTTCTGGAAAAGTACTAACAATCTTACTTCCTTTCATAGGAGGTTTTGTTCTATCTTCCTCAAATGTAACCTCTATTTTCTCTACTTCTTTATAAGTGTTAGGGTCATTTTCATCAACAATTGTTTGCTTTGTTTCTACATTTAAAACCCTTTCATACCTACGTAAAGTTTGTTCTATTTCTTTTGTTTTAAGTTCACCTGGTATGTAATCCAACTTCGTCAAAAACACTCGTCGGTAACGACTATCCCAACCCATACTTAAACCATTATGTATAAAAGGGTTATCAAGTGTTAGAATGTCTTCTTCTCCACGAGCCTTTAACATTTTAAAAGGAAGTTGTTCTTTAAACCAATTACGTAATCCTTCAGTGATGTCTTGTGCAGATTTACCATCAAACATCAACACCTGTCCTCTCTTAGCATCTGCCCAAAAATAACCAGCCTCAGAACTCACCATTGCTTTATGTTGAGTTCCTGCATAACCAAGTTCATTTGTAGATAAAACTTGTGGTTTTTGTGCAAACATTCCCGCATTTCCTAATAAATAGTTAGCAGTAGTCTGTCCTTTTCCTTGTGTTGTATCAACAGCTGCAAATACAGCGGATGTGTTTTCAAATCTAGCTAATACACTTGCACTATCTATACCTCTCATATCTATTAACTTCCCATAAGATTTAGGGAATTGATAGAAATCAAGAGGTCTGTAAACAAGATAAGGGTCATTTAAATCTTGTTCACTATTATCTGTTTGAGAAGCAATTACACCATTAGGAGCATTATTCATACAATCCCACTTCTTCTTATCATAAATTGCAGGAAGTTTATTTTCTCCCATAGGTGTAACTATCTTAGAATACGCTTGATTGTAATGATACTCATTATCTTTTTTTATAGAAACATTTTTCTCCTGTGTCCACTCTACATAGTCTCCAACATTAGGGTAAAAGTTTTCGTGCCACTCTTTTTTAGCATAACGGAAATTACAATTTATCTCACTTTCTACTAAAAACTGTGGTATTCCATAATAATATAAATAAAAACGAGCAGGAGCTTCAACATACATTCCGTTGAGACCTTTTCTATCAGTGTCAAAATTAATGTTGGAACGAAGTGAAGGCATCATTCCTGAACCTACATCTAACTCCGAAGTCACAAGATAGTCTGCATAAAACCTTGCTCTACCTATATTCATTTGTTTAGTGTAAGCAAAAGGTGTAAGTGGTGCAAGTCCCAAAGCATTTGCTATAAACATTGGTTGTTTACGTTTTAATGAAAAACGAGAAATAAAAGTATCTCCACCAAATGCAGTTGTACAAGTCTTACTATTAGTGCCCGCTTTTAATTTTAATGTTCCACAAAATCCTGTTGGTAACCATTGAACAGAATCGATATTCCCATACTGTCCAGGTACATAATTCCGTAACTGTACATACATAGAAGCAATTTGTGAAGTGAGTTCACGACTCACTCCTGCATTTCTAACACCCCTACTACCTGCTGTATCTCTACTACTTAAATAATTTCCTTCTTTATCTAAATAATCATATGTTTTATAAGTAGCGTCATAATCTATTGCGTTTTTTGTATTTTTACCGAATGATAAAAACACAGTACTTTCTCTCTGAAAATTATTAAAACGATATGAAGCATTAGCTCCATTCTCAGTTATAGAATAACGACCTGCCTTTAAATACTTAGCTGTTGATAACCCACGAAGAGAGTGCTTTGTAAAATAAACACTTCCGTTTGACTGTGAAACCTTCTTATCTCCTGCTAAATCCGCATTTAAAAAATTATACCAACCAACAGAAGTATAATAAGAAGCAAAATTAATAGGTTCTCCTTTGTCTAAGAATATTTTTTCCCACTCATATTGTAACTTATTACGTTTAAAGTTAGCTTGTTCTATCATTTGATGTACAGTAAGACCAAGTGCCACTGCTGAAATAACCGCACCAACCATACCTCCACCATTAGAGAAACCTCCTACAAACCATCCGTTTTTAGAAGCCTCAACAGTTAATTCCCCCGCCTTAACGATTTTTTCAAACAACACTTCAGCAGATGCCAACTGATAAGCCTTGTTAAACGCTTTATCTCCAAGCACAACCCACTTAGAATGGTCTTCAACAGGAGCAAACACTCCCTTCGACGCACCATATTGAACACCTTCTACTTTCAATTCTCGTGGAAGAGTAGGTTTGTTAAAATGTGTTTCAGGGGAGTGAAACGTGAATTTATTATTTCGATTGCTTTTAAAAGGATGGTCAATTAACTGCTTTCTGTTCTCATCAAAATGCAAAGGGTCTATACCCAACGCATTGTAGGGGTAATTAGGATAAAAAACCTCTTTGTTGTTTTCTGTATACTTGTAAGTGTCATATAACAAACCTTTCGCAACAATACTCTTTTCAAGAGTTCTGTCACCTCGATGTAATTCGTATCCTACAATAGAGTTCCTTTCTTGATTTGTTAAAAGTCCATTCTTCTCTGCTACATTTAAAAACGCGTGAATAACATAAGGGTCTAAATCAACACCAAGAGGATATATAAGACTACGTTGGAAAGGATTTAAATCCTCTCCTGAAATGAAAGGAGCAGTTATGTTGTCAGGCATACGAAAATGTCGTATAGGTTTACAGAAAAACTGAGTTGCTTTTTCATCTAAGTCAAAATAACTTTTTCCATTTATATTTTTATCGGATTTTCCATCTTTTCCATAAAACTGACGGAATTTTGCTTGATACACCTTAGGTATATCACTTGTCTCGATAAGTAACTTTGATGAATCATATAAATCCTTATTATCAGGGTAATTAAAAGAAGACTCCCAATAACCCATTTCCCCTTTCATATAATCAACAGGTTTACAACCTTTATATAAAGGAACTTTATGAGTACAATCAAAATTAAATGTAACAGTTCTATCTAAATATATTTTTGAAAATGTGAGGTCTGTTTCCTTTACTTCTTCTTTACGTAAAACAACAGAAAAACAACCACAGGGTACAACAGTTCTCACAACAGTTCGAGAAGCTAAATCATTTTCAGAAATCCAATTCCCTAAATAATCACGAAATCTATTCAAACTTCTACGTCTATCATCATCAATTGTTCCATTAATCATTTGTTGTTCAATTGTCAAACGTTCAGGAACATTTACTGTTCTCACCTCATAACCAGGTTCTATAACAATATAAAAAAACTGATTCTTACGAAAACCATTCGGTTCTTGTTTTAACTCTATAAAAATACCATCTTCACCACTCTCCTGTTTAGTTCTTAAATCAACAAGTTCATGTTTTAAAATCTTTCTTAGAGTGGAATCTTTAAAAATTGTAACACGAACTGTTTCACGAACTCTTTCAAAAATCTCACGCTCCTTATCGTTATCACCTCTTTTAATTGTATGATAATCATTGTTTCTTACACACTTACTTAAAGGAACAAGTTCCAAAAACATTCTAGTAACACCTTCCTCAAATTTTGCCTTAAATGCTAAAGCACCTCTATTTATACCATTATTTGAAAAAGAAGCATAAACAGAACCTTCAACAAGTCGCAAAATACCGTTTCCTGATAAATTTGTAGAATATTCAAAAATATTAACTTGTTTACCATTACTCTTCTTGTATTCTAAAAAATGGTCACTGTATGTGTTTTTCCAAATACCGCCAAAATTCCCAAAAAAGAAAGGTATAGTATTTTCATAAGGTTCAGAAGAAGCCTGTAATTCTAACGCACGACCTACAATCTGATTACAATTTGTTGTCACAACATTCGTAAATTGTTGTAAATCGCGTTTTAAAAATATTTCACGAGGGTGTGCAATTCTAGATGCCCACACCCTTCGATGTGACCATCCTCCAAAACAGTCACGAAATATACGAAAGGTTTTACAATAACGTTCATCATAACTAATCCCTTCGTTATACCAATCCGCATATTTATACATAAACTCAACATCGTGAGCATTAAATTGGTCTAATTTCTTAACTTTGTCAGGTGTATCTAAATCATCAGGATTCTCACGAGCCTTAACTATCTCCTCTGTCTCTGCATCCGTTTCGTAAGGACGACAAGCTGTACACTCGTAAGAACGTTCCATTTCATTTCCATTTTTATAAATAAAATGTTCTTCAAAGTTCTCAGATGTTATTTCATCTTCATTTATTGAAAGAAAATTATATCTCCCAATCCTGTCAGGTCTATTCTCTTTTTCTGCTTGTTCTTTTTCTAACTCTTGTTCAGTAGGAACATAAATAGGCGTGTTACAACCTGTCTGTGTTGCAGGGTCTATACCAATATCAAACTGATTCTTAGCTTCTTCATCATTTATACCTAAAAGCTCATTAAATTTTTTACTTCTGAATGTTGTTTCAAAGTGAGTTCGAGGACTATTTTTAATAGGGTCTCCCTTCATTGCAAAATCACAAAAGGCTTGCCATAACTGTTTCTTTTCCTCATCGTCCCCTTCATCTTTATATAATGCATATAAATCTTCTAAATCTTCAGTTTCATAAATCGTATTAGATAAGGTCTTAAAATATTCAAAAAAATTATTATAAGCAGTTCTCTCAACACCCAACTCTCTGGCCTTACGTGCGGATAAACCTGAAACATCTAATCGAAACGAAATACGTTTAGATAACTGTTTATAATCTTCTGCACTATTAAGTTCAAAAGAAGCAACCTTTTTAATTGAAAACTTTCTATCTTCATCTACATTCAAAAATTCAAACTCTTCATCAGGGTCTGCTTGACAATAAGTTCCTTTTCCAGCAGTATTGTAATACTGCCACACTTGCAAACGATTAGTTTCAGAACATTCAGGATTGTATTCATTTATGGAACGAATATTCGCATCACTCGTTTCTTTTAAAGCAGCTCTTATCTGTTTTGGGGTAGGATTGTTTGGAAGATTTACAACATAACGCTTTTCGTCCCTATATGCAGGACGTGATATTAATGGGAAAACTGCTGTTTTATAACCTGTGTTTGTAATAAAAGAAATACCATAAGGGTAAACCTCATCTCGCATATTCCCTCTATACAATGAACAATTAACACCATCTTCATATAAACTTTCATCCGCTTTCATTGTACTCCATTTCATAAAAGCACCCATAAAGTTTACAACAGGTTGTAAGTTCCATTCTCTGTGAGCAGTTAGTCCATAATGGAAAAGAGTGTTATTACTTTCTGTAATACCCTCTGTTTTCTCATAAGAAATTTTCTTTTGTAAAATCTGTTCAAGAGTTATTCTTTTTTCACCCTCTCTTACATAATAAATTTTATCTTCTGTTGTAGGATGAACCCCTTCAACAAAATAACTTGTATTATTATTTACATCTGTACGCTGAATAACAACAATTTTATAATATTTATATTGTTTATCTAACTCATTTACCTTCAAACGAATACCAAAATTAGTTTGGTCTGCTATATTCGTTTGATTCATTGTTGAGTTTTGTTTATCAAATACAGATATAGGGTTTGTTATAGACATATAAGGAGTTATCTCATCACCAACTTTTGTACAATAGGCAATAAGAAACTCATAAGTACCCATTTTAAGATTACCTCCTACCATTATAACATCAGGCTCTAAACAAGGTTTAGAATAAATAGGAAATATTCTCATTTTATCTGTATTTGGACACTTCACATAATCATCTTGTTTACAATCTTCACATTTTAATTTAGCAGGAACATCACAAACAGCGTCTTCAATATATTTATACTTTTCTAACTCATCAAGGTCAATATAACGAGGTGGATTATAATTATCTGTCCAATACATTCTTTTACCACACTTCTCATCTTTAATTACAACATTTCCGTCTTTTATAGGGTGGTAAATGTCAAAATTGAAACTACGTGTTTTATCACATTCATCTGAAATCAATGTTTTGTAAACACAACCTTCTTTTTGTTCTTGCTCTTCAAGAGGTTTTCCCAACTCATTCACAGAAGTACATTCATCGCAAGGTACTTCTTTATCATTTAACTCTTGATAATTACACTTTCCACTCACAACACCTATCTCAGAATAACCTGTTTCTGGATTTGTTAAAAAGAAATAAGTATCTTCTGACATTCTATCAGCCTTTACACCTATAACTTTATAACCTTCTTTAAAACGAGTAGCAAGTAATGTAGAAGGTTCGTTTTGTAACATCATCACATTACCTGAACTTTCTTCTATATTGCCATTACGCATATAACTATATTCGGTCTCTTGCATAGTAGAAGGGTGAACCTCACGATTCATTCCTTTCCTACCATTAGCCATTGTTATATTGTCTTTTGTCATTTTCAAAGTGCAATTTCAAAGTGCAAATATAATAAAAAATCCTTAATTTTCCAAGAAAGTTAGGTTTTTATAATCAAAAAAACACTCTAAAAGTAGAGTGTTGTAATTTTTTACTTTTTATAATGTTGTTTCAAAAGTTTGGATATGAAATCCAATCCCTTTTGAAAAACCATTGTTTTAAGTGTTATCTGATTTGTTGCTTTCTTTGGATTAAACCATTTAACTTCTATTATTTTAAAATAACCACAATCCACGTATTTTTGATAAGGAGTGTTATCACGCATTAAAACAGATTTGTTTCTCAACAACTCAAACAGCTTATTCCTACCAATGTTTTTAAAATTCAAAACCTTAGCAACTTCTTTCATATCAATTAGACTGTCTGAACCTGTCACATCATCATAAAATTCTGCTTTAGGTAACATTAACTGATTTTCAGCTTGTAACTTTTCATTTTCTTCTATTTTTGCAACAAGTTCAAGTAAGGCTTCTTTGTAAGTTTGAGGGATTTTAGATTTGGAACTTTGTCTTTCCAATTCTTCCCAACGACGATTAACTTTAATTCGCAAATCAATTCTATAACCTGTCATCAAATCAAGTGTTTGAATTTTTGTGAGATAACACTCTCTGTGTTTCTGACTACCAGTGTTTTTATGGGTGTAATACCCCTCCCCAATTTTGGGGAAGCCCATCTTTTCGTAATTTTCATTGAGGTTATCACAATCTCTTAAAACGTGATCATGTCTCTTGCCTGTCAACTCTGCAATCTCACGACTTGAGATTGTCAATTTTTTTCTGCTTGTTCTTGTTTGAACAAATCCAATTGTACATTGTTGTTCATTTTCATCTGTTTATTAAAAGAATTATTAAATAACTTATTATCTTTCAATTAGTGGTAGGATGTTATTGTTTTTCAACAATTGATATAAAAATAAACGCCCTTTCTGAGTCCACTTAGTGTTTAATTTACTACCTTTTTCACCATTTTTGTACTCTATAGCAACAGTATCACTTTTAGTATAACCTTTATCGGCATAATTTTGATACAATAACCACGTTCCCGATTGTTTAAATTGAACTTTCTTTTCAAACAAAAACTGATTTAATGATTGAGCAGTCATTCCGTAATCCTTAGCTATCTGTGTAACTGTTAAACAATCAACTGAACTTAAAATCAAATCGTAATAAGTGGCTTTGGGTTGTAACTCACTAATAACTTGTTTCTGTTGACCTACCTCTAAGCGAAGCTGTTCGTTTTTCTCAACTTCATCAGCGTAAGCACGTAACGCTTGAGCAAATGTTTTAGGAAGTTGTTTAGATTCCAAAGCCTTTTCCATTTCATTAAAACGATTAATGTAAGCCATTTTAAAATCATTGTAACCTTGAATGTTAAACATATACAATGTAAAACCATCTTTTGTTAGAAGATATTCTTTGTACTCTCTTTGTTGTCCTAAAACTTTATAAGTACTTGGTATACAGAGAGAACTCGAATTTGAGGTTTCAGAAATCAGCAAATCTAAATCCCTCAAAACATTATCATGTCGCTTACCTAAACCTTGAGCAACAACTCTACTACTTACAACCAATCCATAATTTGGATTGTTTTCAATCTGAACATTTAATAATTCATTCATAACTTTTGAAAATATAAAATAGACCCTACAGAGTGCTTAGTAGAATGTGACAAAAAATATTCTCTCTGTAAGGTCTATTAAACTTAATTTATTTATTACAAATAATAATCTAATATGTATTGTCCCATTTACTAAGCGGTGCAAAGGTACAACAATTTTTGAAACCTCCAAACTTTTTGTAAAAAAAATTACAAAAAAAATCAGCAATCTCTAAAAGACTGCTGATTAACAAGTAATTATAAAAACAAATTAATTTAACATTTATTGCGTTTTTCTACAACCTGACTTGCCATTTCTATCGGTTTTTCTATTTCTTGAACATTTTCCCTATTTATTTTAGTGAGTTTTCCAGAAGTTTCTCTTCCAACACCTATTTCTTTCTGCGTTGAAACTTGATTTAAACTTTCAACCTTGTTATTTTCTTTCAGTTCTTCTGAAACTTCTCTAACAGCCCTTTCAACCTCCTTTTCAACTTTTTCTTTTTCTTCTTGTGTTTTCAAACTAGGTTCTGTAACTTCAGAAGCTATTTGTTTATTTTCAGGTTTAGAACTCTTAGGTAACTTTTCTTCAAGAGTCACAATAGGAGAAGGTTCTGTTTTTCCCACATTATCTTGCACCCATTCATTAACCGCTTTTGACATCAAAGGGTCTTTCATAATACTTGACTGTGTAATAACTTCCTTAGATGAATTATCTAAAAGAATTAACATAGAGTTTGTTCCAAGTGTAGCTATACGAGTAACTTGGTATTTCTTTCCTTTCCATTCAAAAGGCTTGGAAACACCTTCATAATAATCTTCATAAGTGTTTCCTAACTTATCTTTATAAACTTTAGTTTTCTTCTTACCTCCTTCTTTTTCTGAAACCTGTTTAAGACTTATAACAGAAGGTGTTAACTCATCACTAATTGTACCACTATCCTGTGTTTTAACTTTCTCTACTATAGTCTTTCCTTTCCTTAATCCAAAATCAAAAACTAACTTAGGTGCAGAGAACGCATCTCTTTCCATATCAAGATTAACTTGAATATCACGGTCTAACACTTCTTCCAAAGTCATATCACCTTTTACCCAATTAACAGGGTCATTGTATGTCTGTGCTTTTTCAGCCTGTTGTCTCACATTCTGTAATTCAACAGAATTTTCAGAAATCATATCAGGAGTAACACCAAACAATTGGGTAGAAATACCGTTGTCAAACAACAACTTATTTAATAATATAGAAGCCTGTACCACATCATTATTTTCTAAAATAGAATCAAATTGTTGTAACAAATCTCCTTGACTTTGTAAATGAGCAGGATAAGCCACAACTTCTCCGTTTTCTTTTAGGAATATCAAAGGTATCTTTTTACTTTTATTTTGTTCATTTCGATATTGATTTAATAAGTTAAGACCTGTTGTGGCTTTTGTATTATTTTTAGAATGAATCTTATCATCTTGCATGTAGCCAACATCTACAACTTTTTCCTTAGTCTGTTCTGTTAAAGGCTGTAAACGAACAACAACATTCCCCTCATCGCTTCTACCAACTCTAATATTAGGAACACCTAACAACGTCTCTTCAACAACAACTGACATTTTGTCAGTCAAATTCATAGTTCCTGTGTCTCGTTTATTAGAAATAGCTTCGTCCACCTCATTTACAACCCGATTACGATAAGCCAACATTTCAGGAGCAGTTAAATTTTCTTTAAGTTCATCAGCAGAAGGATTAGATTTCATCACAGAAACAACCCTACCACTATCGTCAAGTAACTGTATAACAACTTGTGAAGCCAATCTCTCACGAGATTCTGTCATTACTTTTTTAGTTTCTTCATTCGGGTTATTAGAGTAATTTCTTTGAGCCTTTTTGTAATTTTGTAACAATGTTGTATTATAAGGGTCATTCCACACAATTCGAGCTGACAATTTGTCACCTCTTTTAACCTCTCTTGCTGCAACATTATCTATTCCTCCGTCAAATGTAGCTTGCACTTGTTCAAAAGTACCATCTTCATTTTCCCTATAAAGCGGTTGATAATTTCTACTAATAGCAGGAATTTGCATTATTCTTAAATTTCCTAAATGAGGAATAGCTTCTTCACCAAAAACAAGATTATTTCGTTCCCCATCAAAGTCTACAACAAACCTTATTACAGAACTGTCCTCACCCGTAATTCTAAACTCAACACCTTTATAAGTTTTCTTTTTTTCTGATTCATAAATAGGTCTTGTTTTAGCAGTATGAGGTATTCCAAAAACTTCAACTTGTGAATCAGGATGAGCCGCCTTTACATCATCTATCAAACTATCTATTCCGTAATGATGTAAAACATAATTTCCGTTTTTATTTTTAGAAACCATTGCTATATCATACACCTGACCAATTCTATAATTTCGTCCTCTGTTTGTAGGTTGCCACTCTGCACCACTTTCACTTTCATCAAGAAGTTCATCTAAATTTATTTCCGTTTGTTTTATTCTTTTTTCAGGAGAAAGGTTTTCATTCTCTTGAATTGAATCGTAAACTTCAATAATATCTGACAATCTAACACCGTTAGCAACAGTTCCTGCTACAATGCCCCAATTATTTAATTTGTTTCGCAAGGTTTCATATTCTTGCTCATTCTCTTCAAATTCACTTATTAACTTCTCACGAGTTTTTTGGTCTGTCATACGACCATTCTCATCTCGTCCTGTTTTTTTTCTATGAAGTTCACGAAAACGTTCATAATCTTGAGTTGTTGGTTTTTCAGCCTTATCTACAATTTCTTGTGAAAGACGATTGTTTGTTTTTATAAAATCATCAATAATGTCTTTCAACGCATCTTTGAATGTTTTAGCCCTATTAATCACCGTGTTCGTATCCTGTCCACTACTAAAACCAAATGACATAGGGTCTCCGTTTTCAATTTGTAAACGTTCAACAATGTTATCTATCTCAGATTTATTCTTTGCATATATAGCTAATTCTCTTTGAGAAAGAGGTGTTTTTGAATTTATTTTGTCAGCGATATTTTCATTAAGACCCTCAACATCTTCACCATCTTCTACTTTCTGCCACACATCATCTGAAATAACTTCTGTATTATTTTTAATAACTTCTGAAATTTCAGAACTTTTTTCTAAGTCTAATGCAACTTGTTTAATATAAATTTTAGCATTGGCTTTAAATTGATATGCTTGATAATCATTTAACTCCGAATTTTCAACAATTTCCTCTACTTTTTTCCACAACTCTTTTTGCCAATCAGGAGCATTTTCTTCTAACTCTGCAACTTTATCATTTTTACGTTTGTTAAATAAAGCCTCTTCCTTAAACTTACTATAAGCATAACGAGGATTTGTTCTTTCTATAAAATTGTCATGTAATATTTTATAAGCTGAAACATTTTGTCTTAAATTAGAAACCAAATAAGCATAACGGTCTAACCAACCTTCTAATTCTTTTTTACGAGAATTAGATGTATTAGGGTCATTTAATTCTTCTCTTGCACCTTTAACAACATCATCTAATTCTTGTAACTTAGAATAAGCGTTATCTAATTCTGATTGTGAATTAACAATACCTCCCCAAAACTCTAATCCTTTTGTTATACCACCTAACAAAGTATTAGCGTCTATTGTTTCTAATCGATTTTGTCTATAATTAAGAGCTTGTATTTTATTATCTACTTCTCTAATTTTTTGTTCATTCTGAGAAATTTGTTCTAATACTTCATTAAGTTTAGTATTTTTAATTTCTGCATTTTTTTCAATCTGTTTTTGGTCTGTAACCGTTCTATTACGTTCAGCTAAAAGAACATTTTCCAATTCCTTCTGTTTTTCAGATAACTGTTCTTGCTCTTTTATTAATTTATTCTTTTCTTCTAACTGTTTAAATTTTGTTTCACTTAAGTGTTGTCGCAAAAGAACTGCGTTACCCGCACCTTCATTACCAAATAAATCTTCTAAATCCTTTGCAAGTTGTTGAGTTCTTTCGACAGCGTCGTATCCCATCGAAAGCTCCAAAGCGGTAGCGAACACTAAATCAGATTGACTTACATTCATCTTCGCAAACTCTTCAAGCTGTCCTTGAGACATAAGGTTTTCATGTAAATTTTCAGCTATATCATAGGCTTGTTCATTTACTTTTAACTGATAATCAACTTGTTCTTTTAAAAAATCTTTATATTCTTGATGTTGTGGTTCTTTCACACCAAGTTCGTTCAAATCTTCTGTACTTAAAGAATCAATTTGAGACTTCATCTGTTCTCCTATGAAGTCCTCCATTCCATACTCACGAGCCAAACGATATTGAGCAAGTTGATTTGCTCTATTTATCATTGAAAGTTCTCTTTCATCTTTAGACAACTCTGCTTTTTTATCTGCAACTCGTTGTTGATTAAGAGAAGCAAGACGATTGAATGAATCAAATTGTTCTTGTGAAAGCCATTGTTTATTATTTTCTTCCGTTATTTTTTTATACTCATCTACAAATGTTTCACCCCTTTTAAGTTCTGAAGTATAATCCGATGTAAAAAAAGCACCAATACTCTGGCCTACACTTTTACCAGAACGATGCGCTTCAGTAGCTCTACCTGCCTGAGAGCCCAATAAACCAATAAGCATACCTACACCTATCTGATTCCAACCGTTCTTTGTCCCATAGGCTTCATAAAGTGCTTTACTCATTTCCCCCATAAAAGAAAGGTTTTCAGAACCAGCTGTAGGGTCATACTTTGTAGCCATATAGTTTTGAGCAAAAGTAGATACAAAATTTTGACCTCCTTCTTCTATTAGACCCTCCTTTATAGGAGCTTCCATTAAACTATAGAATTTCTTTCCAAATTTTGCAAACCCTTTAGGAGCTTCAAAGGCAAACGTTGAACCTGCACGAGAAACACCTGCAAGTGCCGTTTTTTCTCCCCATCTCACAGGGTTTAATGCTTTTCCAACACGTTGAAGAAACTTAGGTGTCTGCCAACCAATAATACGACCAACTGTTGCATAATTACCTAACGCAACCAAAGGTATGTTAGATAAAAATACAATATTTGATTTATCTACTGCATCTTTTACAAACGCGGAATATTCTTCTTCTGAAGGGTCTTCACCGTGAAACTCTCGATATTGACGAACATAATTATCAATCATTGACTGTAAAGCCTGTCTTGCTTCAACCCCCGCTTCATATGTAGCAGACATTGTAACCTGTCCAAACGTGTTTATTCCCTTAACAAGTTTTCCTATATTATTAGCATTTTGCGCTACTCCAAAAACACCTCCTCTAAGAGTAGAACCTCCATTCGTCATTGAATGTAAAAGTTGTTTAATAGGTGATTTAATAGTAGACATTAAACGAGCCTTCTCTGCGGTAGAAGCCACTGTTTCTGCTGCTTTAACCGCCTGCATTCCACTTCTTGCAGCTAACTTTGTAGCAACTTTTGGCAAACCTCGCGTTAATAAACCTGTACCTTTACCAACAATAACAGCACCTAACATAAATGCGCCCACATCAGTCATATCTTTTGCCCAAAAACTTGCAGTGCCCATTTTTTGCAAAATGTTCATATTCTCCTCTTCTTGTGTCTTATACACAGCAAGAGAATTATCTAACGATTCATTTAATCTATCTAAAGATTTTGCAAAATCATTATCATAAAACGCTTTTATGTTTCCTTCTTCAATCCATTTTTGTATTCCCACACCTAAACCTACAGTTCCTCCCACTGCGTGAACAAGTGACTTACCCAACATAGAAGTAAGACCTTTACCCCATTTCTCTAAACGAGTTTGTTTTAATGCCTGTATCTCTTCATTATTTCTTCCATACTCATAAGTATCATACTTCAACTTAGTTTCTCCAAGCAAATTCTTATAAGTAAAATCAGGCAACATATCAGGAGTTACAACATTCTTATCTACTTTAAAAAAATCAGACTTAGGTATAGAATCACCACTTCCCGCTTTAGCTAAAGCTGTCAAATCTTCTGAATGTGGTTGAGGAACATTATTCTGTAAACCTTTTATAATGTTTAAAACATCAGGACTAATGTTTGTGTCTACAGGAGTTTCAGGTACAACAAACGATGGTGCTTGAGGTAATGAAAACGAATTTGTTATTTTATCAACATCATTAATTGCAGAATCGTAAACACCCAAATCAGTAGGTATTGGTTTTAACTGTGCTATATCGTTAAGAATATCCATCTAATTAATTATTGAAAAATTGTTGAAAAGTTGTTAATAAGTTGTTGAAAATTATTTTTGTTGTAAAGAAACATCTACATTGAGACCTTTAAGAAATCTCACAAAATCATTCACACCTTGTTTTGTTTCTAAACAGTTTTGTGCAATATCATAAGCTAAAGCCTGAGGACAATGTTCCATAGCGTTTAAATAAAACTCATATTCACCCTCTGTTAAAGACTCGAACTTACGTGAAAACCTCAATGTGTTTTTTCCATTAATAAGAGAAAATGTTATAGTTTGCTTGTTTTGACTATCAGGAGGAGATGTTGTTATTGAAACATTACCCATCATTCCTCTATCCACAAAAGTATCTATTGCGTTATATAACTTCTTATAATCTACATTCATTGCAGATAAATAAGGTGCAATTTCTTGTACTTTAGGTTTTAATTCTTGTTTATACGCGTCACCTCCTGCTAACAATTTTTCATTACGAAACATCTCTTTCAACTTATTACCCGCCTCGTCATTATAAAAATCCTCATTTCGGTAATCTTCAACACCATTTAATTTTACAGTAGAATTAATAGGAAGAGGTTTTTCTTTTAAACCTCCCTTTTCATTATAATTCATATAGACAACATTTCTAAATGCTTCCATTCCATCTCTACTTGCAAAATCAAACGCTTTTGACATGTCTCCTACAATCTCATAACCATCTATTTGTATTAAAAATTTATCTCCTTTATTAAAAGTTATTGTAGGTGCACCATCGTTAGCTCGTTTACGCAAATCGTCTCTTATTTTATTACTTGCGTCATCATTACCTAACTTTATCACTTCTCCATTACGAAGAATATGAGGTTGTACATTATTTTCATTATTTATAACACTTGAAACAAAAGCCCAAGTAGGACTCTTTTCACGTTCTTTCGAAGTTAATGTAGGCATTGTAAAGGAAGTCGTACCCCCTTGATAGTACAAATTAGAAAGTCGCTCAGCTGTATAATTTTTTAAACCCATTGAAGTGAAATAATCATCTCCGCTTTTGTCTGAACCTTCACGAGCATAAAAGTTAACCATAACAGATTCTACAAGACCTCTTTCATTTCTTTTAACTGGTTTGATAGGATAATTACCATAACTTAATCCCAACACACCCTTTAAATAAGGATATTTCACAAACATGTCTTGCCACTCTTTATTGGTCAAAACAGTTCCTTGTGATGTTAGTTTCATAAAATCATTTTCATTTATGTTCTTTTTCCCACCTTCCGTCATTGCAACCCTAATCAATGCTTTTTTATCTACATTACTCAAAGTCACATTATCACTTCCAATTCTTTGAACTTGATACATCAACCTACTTGTCTTTTCTCTATCAGATAAAGACTGATAGTCAGGTATTTTACTAATCAAAAGACTTACAATATCATCAGACGCTTTTAGTGTAACCTCTCTATCTTTTTTCCACCAAGCGTATAGCCGAGCTTTATTATCACTCATCTTACGAAGCTCATCTTTAAAAGTCAAACGGTCTTTTTTTGTAAACTTATCTGCGATAACAGATTCCAATGCAACTCTTTTTCTTACATAATTATTAGGTTCTCCACTATTATCTTTATAATAATTATAATAATTACTTTTTAATTCTTTTGGAAGTTTAGCTATTAAATCATCAACTGTTGAATCAGATTCATTAATAAGATTACGTAAACGGTTTTGAAATACATCTACTGCGTTTTGTAAATCATTTGTATCAAGTGAAGTATTATCAGCAGTAGCCTTATTGATAGCAGGGTCATATGGAACACCTGCTCCGTCAACAGATTCCAACTGCCCTGTCTTAGCATTATAACGTAAACCTTCTTTAAGCAAACCTATCTCCATTTGTTCACGTTTCAAAGCTCTATCCAAATCTCTCTGATAAGCGTCAAAATTCATTCTTGCTTGATTCCAATAGGCTTGGTCTGTTTCGTAAGTTTCTTTAATAGTTTTCATACGATACATAGCTTGTAAACCATTCATATCAGCATTATGTTGTAAATAATTAGCCTGAGCTAACCCTTTTTGCTGACGAACATCTTCACTGTCTGTATCTAAAATACGATAGTTGTCTTTAACAGAATTTAACTTATCAATATTTTCTTTCAAATAAACAGCGGTTGTTGAATTTTTGTCTTTAACATTCTCCAACTGTGATTTTAACTCAGAAATAGAACTATCCAAACTTTGATTAAAAGAAGAACCTAACTGTTCAGGAGTACTTTGTTTATATATTCTCCACTTTGCATCTAATTGTTGTTGCTGCTTACCTTCATCACTTAGTAAAGTAGAAGCGTAAAGAGATACTTCAGAAGGTGTCATTCCTTTAACTGTCGTTCTTTTAAATCTTCCTCCTTCAACAGGTATATCTATAGTTTGTTCAGAGTCTTTATATAACTCTGTCATTTTATCTTGAAGCTCCTTTTTGTAGTCTACATATTTTTTATAACCTCTATTAACAAAAGTACTACCTACTTTTCCATCGTTCATCCATGTGTTTATAGGTTCCATTGCTTCAGCTTCATTCACTTCAGAATAACCTCCTTTTGCACCCAATTTCTTAGCTTCAGCAATATCATTAATAGTACCTTTCGCTTGTTGTGTCATTTGGTAGGCTGTAATGACATTTGCATCAACAGCTTGTTTGACAATATTAGACAACTCTCTTGTCACCCCATTGGAGTCAAGTTTCATTGTACCTCTCTGATTTATTTTATCTGTTAATGTTTGAAGACGCGAATATAAATACAATTTATCTGTATCTTTAAGTAAATCCATAGAACCATATTGGTCTAAAAGATTTTGTATCTTCTCAAAATTAGCATCATGTTTTTGTTGACGATATGTTTGTATCTGAGCTGTCAACTGAACATCGTATGGATTTACCCATTCCCTATATTCTCGTCTGTGTCCGTATGCACTTGCCATTCCTTATCCTTTTTTGTTGTATTTACCAATAGCCCCTTTTACAATAGACATACTTGCTTCATGTTCTTGTTTTGCTGCAAGAGCTTTTGCCTTTTCTTCTGCCAACTTAGCTTCAGCTAATCTTTTAGAAACTTCTGCCGACAAACGTTCATAATCCAAAGCAAATCCGTTATTATCCCAACGTTCTCCTGTATCTATTTCTCTTGTTCTACCAAAAATATCTGTTTTATAATTATCAGTTAATTGGTTCACCTGAGCCATTCTATTACGAGTTTCCCACTCTCTCATACGATTATTCTGAACCTTTTCAAACCAATCGTTATAGTCTCTTACTGTATTTTCATAAGCCATCAACTGACGTTGTTCAAAGTTCAATAAATCTTGAGCTCTTGCATTTTCCTCCATATTAGACTGACCAATATTAAACTGTTCAGTCTGCATTTCGTTTTGTTGATTAGCAAGTTGCGTTTGTCCTATTACATTATTTAAATTTTGTTGAGTGGTAGCCATAGCATTAGAAAGAACAGCGGCTCTTGCTGTTTCTGGAAGACTTACAACACTATCTTGTAACTGTGCAAGTTGCCTTTGACCTTCTACCATTTGAGGTTCATAACTTATTCTAACAGGGTCTAACCTTTCATACATTCTATCAACCATTAAATGCGGAACGATACCATCAGGAGTTAAAGGTGTTTGGTCGGGAAACAACAAATAATCAAATGGTGCGTCCACTGCTCCTCTTGAAGGATTGTCAAATGTGACAGGTTTACCTTTTTCTCTTTCAGGTGTTGGTTCAGGAGTAGGGTTTTCAGGTGTTGGTTCAGGAGCAGGTTTGTCAAAAGAATACATTCCCATATCTAAATCTCCATTTTCCTCCAACTCTTTCTTGGCATTATCAAATGATTCTTGACTAATTCCTGCCTTAATGAGACTATCTTTATCTTTTTCCCAAGCCTTTTTAAACTGTTTTAAAGTAAAAATACCCTTATCTTCTGCTATTTTCTTTTCTTCTTCTGTCTTAAAAATAGGAATACCTAAAAAAGAACGTGAAGAAGTAAAATCTCCAACCTTAGCATCAAACCCACGTGCTGTATCTTGTTTATCCATAAAAGAGATATAATCTTTAAACAAGTCAGCTTGTTGTTGTGTCCAATAACCCTTTTCAACTAAACGTTTCACTTGTTTGTCTGAGAGTTCTGCATATTTCTTCTGATAAGCTCCTTCTTGACCTTTCTTAATACGTTTTTTACCATTATTGTCTTCATAAAAATTAAGTAAGTCTTCATTTTTATTATAAAGCCAATTCATTCGATTATCAACAGTGTCTTCTATTCCACCATACAAATTGGTGTTCTTGTTATAATGTTGTGTATCACGTTCAACTAAAGCATACGGGTTTAATCTCATATACTTAAAGAAAGTTGCTAACTGTTTAGCAAACTCAGGGTCTTTCTCGGCACGCTCTATCAAATAAGGAGAATCTACACGTAAATTCTTGGTTTCCCTCTTAGGTTTACCACCATCTGCAAATTTCTGTAATCCTGCATAGCCCCCATCTTTAAACGAACTATACAATTCTCGTGCTCTCTCAGGAGACAATCCTGATTGTTTTACAAGATTTATAAATCGAGGGTCTTCTACCAAACCACCAAGAGACATACTCTGACCTATTTGTTGTTCGTGTTGTTGATTATTAACATCTTCATCAGCTGTAACAGCACCCATCTGTTGAGACAACTCATCTTGTAACATTTGTGTTTCTTCAGGAGTTGGAGAATGTTGTTCAGTTGGAACAGCATCACCTTCAGCATTGTATTCACCCTTAGCCTGTTGTTGAGCTTGAAATATATAATTTGTAAATTGAGAAAGCATTTCTTGCATTTCTGCTTTTTGTTCATCTAATTCATTCAATTGTTCTGAAATGCGTTCCTTATTCAAAGACTTAGTAGAAGCACTTTTGACATTTTCATTCTTCTCAGCTTTTTCCAAAAGTTCTTCTTCTTCTTTCTCTAACTCGTAAAATTTATTCTTCTTTTTGAATTTATCAATAACCGTAGCATATGTATCTGTTGGTTTTGTTTTAAGGTCAAAATTAGAATTTATATCCTTAGATAATTCTTTACCTATCTTTAGATTATCTGAAACAACCTTAGTTCCTTCCTCCAACATCATTGCTTCACCTCCATTATCATGAGATTTTCCTACAACTTGTTGTACAGAACCATCAGGATTTTGCAAATATTCTCCATTTTCAACTTCTGCATTAGCAGGTTGGTCTGATTTTACTCCCGTAGTATAATTACCAGAAATTAACATTTCAGGATAAATATCATCAACTTTTCCACCATTCGCCAAATATTGAATAAGTCCTCCATCTTCTGCTACTTGATATTTACCCTTAGCTCTTTCAGCTTCTTTTGAATCATACCATTGTTTATAATTTTGCATACGATTCTGATAACCCATTCCTGCATTTATGTTTCGAACACCCGCCAACACTGACTTTCCAACAGCACCTACCAAACGAGCTATATTACCCGCTCTCGCAACATTTTTATATTCGGGAGCATATTTGTCAGCATTAAAGTTCAAAGATTGTCCTAATTGAAAAAGAGCTCCTTCCGTATCAATATCTGCGCCTGCAATTGATAATCCTGCTCCTATCACATCATAAGGACTGGTCTGATTTGCTTGTGACTGTTCGTTATATGTTCCTTCCTCGCCATTCTTCCAAACTGTTTCTGGATTACCTTGCTCATCATACTGAGAATAACTTCCATCTCCTTGTATTATTTGACCATTAAAATAACTTGGTCGAACCCAGTTAGAATCAGGATTATAATTAGGAACAGGTTGATTATTAACACCTTGTGCAGGTAAAGGAGCTAAGCCTTGACTTGTTACAGGGAGAGTTCCATCTAAATTACTATAAGTATTACTACCATCTAACATTGAACCGTTAAAAACGCGATTCGCAGCCCAATCACCTGCATAATTAGGTATCTGTTGATTATTAACACCTGTTGTTACAATAGGAGATAGTGGACGCACTAACGGATTCATCAATGCTCCACTTACTGTCATTTCTTCTAAATCACTATTATCTACCGTTTCAGAAATTCTTTTTTTTTTACCCCCAAAGGCAAATTCAGGGAGCTCTTCATTACTATTTCGTGAAAAGCCCCCGAAATACTTTCCCATTTCTTCAATCTCCGCAAGTTCAGCAGGACTAAAAAGACCTCCTCTTTTCATCTGAGGTTTATAACCATATGAAGAAATGAAACGTTTATCTTTATTTTGAGGTAAAGATAAAATTTTACTCATCATATCTTCATAAGCTCCTTTGTCAAAAACAAACTTAGAAGTAGGATAAATTCTATAACCTTCTGTCAAAGGGTCATACTCTTGTTGAAAGTAACCTGTTTTTGCATATGCTCCCAAATCAAATGGTGCAGGTTTTTCCATGTAAATCTCAGTAACAGGTCTTGACAAATCAAAAATCTGACCGTTTTCTGTTAAAGAAGGGTCTACATCAACTCCCAACGCTCCACGAGCAACATCAAGTTTCTCAGCAGTAGTTAAAGGTCTATATGTGGTATAAGCACGACCAAATCGTTTTTTAGGTGGAGGTGGAGTTTGTTGAGTATTACTTTTAGTAATAGTATCTCCGTTCCCAAACCTTCTTAATTTTATAACTCGTTCCATTAACTAGTCTTTTAAAATTGTTTAGTAAAGAATTATTTTTCTTTCATTGCACAAAGATATAAAATATTTTATAAATAACAAAATCAATAAGTTTAGAAATAAAAAAAAGACTCCTACCTAATTGTAAAGAGTCTTTTTCGTTTTATATTGAAACCTAAATCTTAGCTTTCTTTATTAATAAATGTTTTAATTCCTTTCACTACAGCTTTAGCATAGTCTTCTTGAAACTTAGGATTACGAAGAACTTTAAAATCTTCAGCGTTGTCAAAGAATAATGTTTCTAACAACACCGCTGGACATTTTGTTTTACGTAAAACATAGAAATCTGATTCTTTATCCTTGTCTCCATCAGATTTATCAAAACGTAAGTTTAAACCAAGCGACTTATATAACACTTCAACCTCGTTGGCAATACATTCAGCTAAAATGTCAGAATCAGTCTGTCCTTTAGTAGTATAGATTTCAAAACCACGAGCTTTGGAATTAGCAGCATTACAGTGTATTGAAACAAAAATTGTTTCAAACGCATCATAACTATTTGCTTTTGCTACACGTTTATCAAGTGGAACATCTGCCGAATCTGTATAATGTACTGTAAAAACTCTTTCTAAATCAGGAATTTGTAAACGCAACTCCTTTACAATGGCTTCTCCAAGCCATCTATTAATCACACCCTCATAAGCAATATCCCCGTTTGGAAACTTATGCAATTTACCGATTTTAGGGTCAGTTGTATACTTTCCGTTTCTATCCAAACCACCGTGCCCAAAATCCAACACTATCCGTTTAAACTTTTTGTTCATCTTTTGTATATTTTACTACTTCTTCTGTTGGTTCTTCAATATCCACATCTTCTCCTGCTATTGTTTTAGAAACACGTCTTAATCCAGCAACTTGTAATACATTTAAAAGTCTATCCCAAAACTTAAAAATAGCGGGTTTATCACCAGATGCTCTTTCTATATTTTCACCAATAGACTTCCATTCAAAACCTATTACAATTATCCAAAACCAAACAGTAACCCACAAAAAGGCTGTATACATCCAACTTGAACCTGCAAGTTCTGCAACCAAAGCCAAAAATGTAAGAGCAACTGTAACCATAGTTACAGAAAAGAATTTCCAACCAGTTCGCCACAACTTAAATGATTGTACCACCTTTGGTAAAGGATTACTTCTCTGTTTATTAACGCGTTTAGCAGCATATATACCTGTTATCATATCTACCGATGTAAATAACATAAACAAAAATATAAACACTGCTTCTACAGTTAAAGGTAAAAGAATGTGTGCTTTATCAAAACCTTGAAAAGCCGAAAAGGCTTCTGTAACACTAATTGAACTAAATAAAGCTGAGAAAATAGCTAATGCTCCGTTTTTAGCATATAGCATTTTATAAAAATATTCTCCAATTAAAGAAATTTGAACTGTCATTTTATGCGTGCAAAGTTAGTAATATTATGGGAATTTTCCAATTAATTCTGTTAATTTTTCTACAACTTTGTCTAACTTGCTGACAATGTTATCTTTATTATCCTTAATTGCTTCTTTAACTTCCCTTATACCATTCCCAAGAGTAGTAAGTGAAGTGTTTGTTTCCTTTTGTAACTCAATTAACTCTGATGTTTTAGTAACTAATCCATCAACAGATGTTTTCATTTCTGAAACCTTTTGAGAAGATGTTGTTACAGCCTGTGAACTTTTTGTAATCTCAGTAGTGGCTTTTGTCACCTCAGTAGTAACTTTCTTTACTTCTGTAAGAACTTCATCAGACTTAGAAACTGAGTTATTTAATTGAGTTATAATTGAATCTAATTTTTGGTTGTAATTTTGACCACTACCTCCTCCGCCTCCACCAGGAATTGAACTGATTCCCTTTGAAAGACAATTCAGATTGTGACAAATAATTTCAAACTGTTGATTAGTCATCTGTATTAAGTTTTTAATTAGAAATAATAAGGAAAGAAGGGTTTGTTTCACCCCTCTTTCCTATTTTGTCTTTACCGATTACTCAGCAAGAGCGCGAACGGGGTCTATTCCGTTTGCAGAAACCAACAAATTCAACAATTTTTCAATTTCTTTATGTTTGCCAATTTGAACCAATATGTGGTATTCTATACTTTCATTGTACTTTTGAGCAAACGATTGAGAGAATGTTTCTCTTTCAACCTCAATAACATAATCCAAAAGCTGAGCACCTGCAGGGAACAATGATTGTTCACCAAGTAATAGTTTAGAAATGTTATCAGTATGTTCTTCTGAACCTGTAAAGAAAGTACGACCCATTCTTTCATACTGCCACATATTACCTCCCACATGAGTACGTGGAGCTTGACGAGTAACATATTCTACATGGAAAGGAGTTTGACGATTATCAAATGCCATTTCAGGAATATCATTTGAATAACCACCTGAAACCATTACACCCACAGAACTTTCTGTAAATCCAAGTTCTTCACGGAAGTTTTCAGAAGGATAAATTGCAAAAGGTTTACCTTTGATACGCAACCCAACTTTACAATCTGTACCCAAATCAAGTTCTTTTTTAAGAACCCAAGTACGTCCATCATAAGTTTGAGGTGCTTCTGTTGAATAAAGACCTGCAAAAATTTCATCACTACATTCATCAGGACAAACAATGTTAGAAAGAACATTCATTTCATAACGTGTTTGACAACCTCCTTTTACTTCAGGGTCTGCTTTTTTAACTTCTTCCCCAAAACGAGCTTTCAACTCATCAAGACGGTCTTGACCACATTTAGTATCAGGAAGGTCGATTATATAAGTCTGTTCAATCGCATCACAAGTACCAACCTTTTTCCAATCAAACTCAGAAACTGTTTCATTTTTACAAACAGAAGCTACAGTTCCAATAAGAGAAACTACAACAGACTTGTCTTTTTTACTTTCAATAAAAGCATCTAACTTTTCCTTCTTCAACTCTTTATAAGCGATGAAAGTATAAGTGAAAAGACCCTCAGTAGTGACTCCACCTTTTACAACAGATTCTTGAACAACACCAACCTTTGCAGTATCATCAATCGCTTTAATATCAGTTTCAGCATTATCTTCTGTCAAAGAAACAGTGTATAAGAAACCACCTTGAACGGCTTTCCAAACAGGACTTTCACAGTCTTTACAACCCTTAATGAAACTATTTACACCACGCTTAAATTTAGCAGGTGCAGGAGATGCTTCTTTTTGTACAAACTGATAAGTAGTTACATTTTCTTTACGACCTTTACGAACAATTTTAACAGAAGGATACTGAGATTGTACCGCAGATAAAGCTTCTAATGTACCACTATCAAGTATAGACAATTCATAAAAATCAAATTTAACTTTATCAGGAGCAACTCCACCTGTACATTTCTTAATAACTGTGAAATCTCCTAATTCAGTAACGCTTTCTCCCCCTTTCAAAGGAGTGTTTAAAAACCGTTGTAATCCCGCAAGTAAGACAGGAAGTGCAGGTACTTTGTTACACTCATTACAAGGTTTACACTTTTGGTCTTTTGGATAATAAGAACAACGGTCAGAATCAAGAGGAAGTGTCAAATCAACAAAGCCTTGTGGATAACCGAGTTGTCCTACCTTTTCACCGTAAAAACGAATGTTAATGTTTTTAACTTCTCCAACACCAAATTCCATAGCGGTACTATCATCAATACCATTATAACCTATAATTACTTCATCTACAGTTTGTTCAGTTTTTTGTGGTGCTGAAACACGTAGATTCCTTATCTTCCCAATTTCAAATGGGAAAGTAGAAGACTTATAAGCTGTATTGTTACCAACTTGGATTTCCACTTTTTGTTTTTTAGGTAGGTTCTTAAAAATTGAAAGAGCTTCCAAACCTTGTTTGTTATGTTTAGTATCTACTTTAAAAATACCCAACTGCCCATAAGCAAGATTTACAGAACCACCTTCTGTTTTCACCGCTCCTGTTGAAACAAGATAACGGTCATAAGGTTTATGTATTGCCATAATTTTTTATTTATTTTATTTACAAAAAAATTTAAAATTTTGATATTTTTCTAACATTATCTAATTGATAACGTTGTAAATCATCGTTGTTAATGTCAAAGTCCGCTACACAAAACTCTATAATACGCTCCACTACTTTATCATCCCACTCAGGGTCAATATTAGTAGAAAAACTACCATCTTCTTTAACATAACCATTCATATCTACTTTTTTAGGATAACGATAATATGTAAGAAACACTTCTGATATTGTAAAGTTATCCACATAAATTACAATGGTATCATTTGCAAAAGAATAAAAGGTCTCCCTCCATTTAAATGAAGGTTTATTGTATTCGTCTTGTAAAAGTTCATGAATGTTTTCATTTTTTATCTCCCACAAGTTTATTCTATTTGAAAAACAAGAACCTTCATCAGCATTAGCTTGTACATTTACAAATGAAAAGAAATTAGAAGGTAGTTTAAAATCACAATGATTTAACTTCTTTCTTAAAAACTCCAATGATTCATCCTTCACTAACATCTTCTGTATGTGTCGAATGTCATCTTCATTTCTTTTTTCTAAAACGTACTCTAAAAAACGAATTTGTTTTGCGTTAAATAAAGACACAAACCTACCAACATCAACAGAAATGTTATCATTTGTATAGTTTTTATTCACCTTTTCAAGGAACTTAAGGTAGGCTGTACCTATATTCATTTTAGTTTATGTTAAAATTATTATTCGAGTTCAAGTATTTCAAGTTTCAAATCTTCAAATTCAGGTGTACTGTTTATACGACGTGCAACTGTTTTCAAATCACCTGCAAGAAGTTCACCCTTATAAACATACACACCTTGTTCGCGTTCAATAATTTTGCGTTTTACAGCTAAAGGTAACTTGTAATAAATAAACAAAACATCTGAATTGGATTTATCCTCTGACAAGTCTATTGCTTCTAAAAACTTATAAACATTGTTAGCATCACTTTTAAGCCAATTACCAAACATTCCTAAACGTGTTTTTTCATCAGAATCAGCACTAAATGCAGCAAAACCTACATAACTCATAACAGCCTTAAGAAGATTTTGATTTGTTTTACCAAGAGTGGCAAACATTGAACCTGCTCTCATTTCATCTGCCATTCTGTCTATATTACGATTGCGAACCTTGTTAACATCTTGAATACAATAAAAACTACCTCTAAACGAAGCGTCATTTATTTTATCAGAAGGAGTGAGTTTTCTGTTACGCATTGCCATATACAAGGTTAATCGTTGTTCTACATTTGACATATCAAAAACACCACCTTCTTCTAATACAAAATATTTTGCATTCCAAAAAGTATCATTTTCATGACTGAGAATACCTACACCATACTTACGCTCATAAGGTGTTACTATATTATCCTTTAAAGCCTTGACAATCACTTTAGCTTCTTTTTCATCAATGTTTGCATAACAAGGTGATTCAGGATAAAAACCTGTATCCCACACCCCTGTTCTATTATTAGGGTCAGTCATTACATACTTGCACTGAAATACTTCCATTACACCTTCAGAAGGAAGTTTAGTCGCTCCCTCTTGTGTATAACCATCTAATCCAGTACTATCAGGTTTATGTAAAACTTTGTAAATTGCTCCTTCCTTAATATCAAGACCATTAACCGAAGCAACAATGTTATCAGATTTTGTATTTTTCATTATTATGTTGAATTTTGTTGTTTTATTAAAAAAAATAAGAGGGGGTTTACGGGGGCAATGAAAACCCCCTCTTAAAAGTGAATAAGTGAATATTTTTAATCTAATTCTACTATAATAGTACGTGACTTGTCTTTCAACCAGACAGCACTAACAGAATGAGCAAAAAATTCTTCTCCCATTGTGTTCATACTACTCAATATTTCGCCACCACGAGAACTCCATCGTCCTTCTCTACGACCATACCAAAAACTTGCTCCTTTTGGTTCTATTCTCCATACATTAGCGTTGGTATTATATTTTCCATCAGGAGTTGTAACACGTTTAACACCACGTGCTATTTCATTTTCAGCGTTTGAAAAACGAGGACTTTGAGCATCATCAATTATCATCATAAACGAAGTACGAGGATAACCGTCAGCAAAGAAACCTCTTTCTTTCACATCAGTCAAATGTTGATAATCTAATGTAGGGTCATGTTCTACTTCAACGATTCCAATTCCATCAAAAGGAACGCTTACAAAACGAACAGGTTCTATTGTTAAGTTTTGTAAATTCTTACCTTTAATAGGAGACTCTGGCAAACCTTTAACCTCGTTCATAAGTGGTTGTATACCGTGAATAGAAGCAAGAGCTTCATCTTTGAACAACTGCATTACATTAAGGTATGCCATATAACCCACACGAAGTTTAATTCTACGTTCATGTATAGGAATTGAACTATTGCGGAACAAGAAACTTGAAATTTGACGGAAAATAGAACGAGTTATTCCTCCTGGTTTAGAGTAAGTAATTCTAAATCCTCTACGTAGTTGATGTACATATCCTTCATTCAAACGCTTAGTACCGTTAATATCTTTAATCAAAGCACCTTTTTGGAAATAATTTTGATATGCTTCAAGTTTCATCAACTCCATACCCACTAAATATTCCCAAGTTTCAGCAAGATATGCATCAGTAGCTCTTCCATCAGGTAATTTTTTATAAACAACAAACATGTCGTTGTCTTTAAAATTAAGGTCTTCTGTTGAATATTGTTCTTTCAACATTTCCAACCAAGCAATACTACGTTGTTTGGCGTCTCCGAGAGTCTTCATACCAGCATACATTGTAACTGCTGTTTCAACACCTCTATGGTTACCAAGTTCAAACTCTAATGTCATTGTACCAACATTACCAGGAGTTTGAATACCTGAAAACTGTGTTGAAAACTCACCAAGAACGTGACCGATTTTAAAGTATTCTATTCCAGCTACCAATTTATCAGGAGGAAAATAACCAAGTTCGCCACCTACATACTTAACAGGGTGCATCCAAACATCACCTTCAATATAAATCTGTTCGTCTTCAGAAACCACAGCTTGTTCCCCATAAACAGAATCATATGTAATAACATCGCCTGGATTATATTTTTGGTCAAGTCCAATGTAGAAAATTCCTCCATTAAAACCTGGCTGATCGTACATAGTAGAAGTATCTTTATTTGTTCTACTACTATAAGGTTTAACTACAGGTACATCATAAGAGAAACGACCACCAACACCATCTACTTTAAGAACAGCCCCTGTTTCAATTGCTGTTTTCAAAGAAGGTATTGGCTGTTTTGCCATTCCACTATAAAGGTTAATAAGACCTAAGTGGTTTTTGTTTGGGTCACGGTGATACCAAGATGACAATGTTGCCATGTCTAGAAAATTCTGATTAACTGAAATCTTCTCAGAATTTGTTAAACGTACCACCCTATCACCATTAACCACTTGGTTTAAGTTTTGAATATTGGTGTCAGTCATAATCTTTTTATTTTAATCTTTTAAATTTATTTAGTAAGTAATTTACCTTTATTTTAAAGAATGACAACTTTTAATAAAGGATTGTTTCAATTATTAACTTGGAAATAACAACATTGGATCAAACGTTTTATCTTCTTTGCTCTCTTTATTTTGAGAAGGAACACTTAAATTAGAACCTTTCCCTTTCGGAACTAAACGAATTGATTTCATTGTGTTAATTTTACCCTCACGTACTTTTTTTTCTGAAATTTGTTGATTGTATTCTTCTTCATTCGTCAAAAACAATAGTAACTTAGTAGCCTTTTCAGGTGTTTCCATTGCTTGCTTGTACAAATAGTCTATTCCATAAAGACCTTCTTTATCTCTTTTTGTTGCCAAATCAAGCAAACGAGTTTTTGTAGAATCTTTCAACTTAAACTCTTTGTTAAGAACATCATTCAAATCAGCACGATACTGTTTTATCTCTTCTTTTTCTTTTTGCTGTCTTTCTTTTGCTTGTTGTTCAAGATTTTGTAATTGCATTTCAGCCGCTTTCTCCAACTGAGATTTAGCTTGTTTTGCAGTCTCCTCAAGTTTACCACTCATTTCTCTTGACACTATAATATCTGTAATTGTTTGGTCATCAAGTTTATTTTCAAGTTTATAACGTAACCAAACCATCTTACGTTGGTCTTCTACTTTTTCCAAATCAAGAGCTTCAATTGGATTTGTAAGAGCGTTGTAAGTTTCCATTGCCTGACGAACATTTCCTCCTTTTTTTTCAAGTTCAATCATTCGCTTCATAAAATCAGAAACGCCATCAACAGATATTTTATTTTCAGAAGCCTTACTTTTAATTTCTTCTATTTTTGAAGCAACTATAGAATAAAAAACATCTTTATCTATATTAACTTGGTCAAGTGGAATAACTTCTCCATTCTCATCTTCTATACCATCAAATGATTCCCACAATCCTTCTTTTACCAAATCTGAAATAATAGATTTATAAAACTTAGAATTAGAGGTTTCTTCCTCAACACCTTCTACTGTTTCTTTTTTCTCCTCTGAAGCGTTTTCTTCACTTTTATTATTCTCTACTTTAGTATCAACATTGCCTTCTGAAGTCTTATCTTCTTTCTCCTCCTTTTTATTTTCTTCTATAGTAACTGTATTTGGAGTATCTTCATCCTCATTATTCTTCAATGTTTCAACAATGTTGTCTGTATCAACCGAAGGGGGTGTTACTTTAAATTCATCTTCTGGCATTTCCAATTGCCCGAGAAATTCATCAATAGAGCCTAATTCTCCAATAGAAAGCCCTACATTATCATTGGTTTCACTTACATTCATATCGCAAAATTATTAAATTGTTAGTCAAATTCAAACGTAATAAATTTTTGTAAATATCTTTTATACAAAAACTTACAAAAAAGATTAAAGAATAAATTTCAAACTTATTTATAAATTTATAATTTATTGATAAATTTAAAATTTATTATCACTTTAATTTTTATTAATCATTGCTACAAAACGTTTAGTATCATCTTCTTTTTTTCGTTGTTCTAACTGAGCAAGTTCTTTGTCCAAATTAGCCCACTGTAAACGTTTATCTTCTTTTTTATCCTCAGCGTCTATTTCTATTTGTTGCTGTTTAAGTCTAATATCTGCAGCCGCTTTTTCTTGTTGTACATAGGTATTACCGAGAGCACTTATTTTTTGTATTTGAGCTTCATCTGCATTATTATCAGCAGCTCTACCTGCAGCGTCAATAATCTTAACCTTTATTGCATTTTCACGGTCTTTTTGATTACTGTACTCTTTTCTTTCCCATTCTTTTTGAGCGGCTTGTTCTTGCAATTCTGCTTGTTGTTGTTGTAATTGCATTTGATTTTGTTGTTCTTGTTGTTGTATTTGCTCCCTACGAAGACGTTCTTTACGAGCAAATTCTATCAATTCCACAACTGTATCAGAAGTAAACAACTTAGCAACCGCAAACTCATCTGTACCCATCGTGTTTGTATTCAAGAAATACTGACGTATTGTTTCAAGTTCCTTACGTTGTTTTGATGAAGTTGTTGCTAAAATATTAAACTTACGTAGTTGAAAATAAGGGTCTGAAAATTCTAAAAATGCTTTTTCAGTATCAGATTTAGTATAATAAACAGTTATATCCTTATCATTTTGTTGAGCGTATTGTGCAATATTCAAATGAATTTCTAACATACGCTTTTTATACTGAGAAAATTTATCAAACAAAACTTCTGTTTGTGCATAAGAAGCGTCTTGTGATTGTTTTACTCCTTCAGCCGTTTCATATTTTACAGATTGACCTAAACGTTGAGGATTAATTCCAAGTTGTTCGTAAGCCATTTGTTTAAAATATTCAGCCATTTGAAAACGAGCCATTATCTGATTAGTATATGTTAATTCTTGAACACTAAACTGATTAAACATTCCACCTCCTGCTAAATTTTGTTTAGAGGTATCAACAGCCATCAACCCTGTTGATTTAACAAGATTATGCATATGCAATAATGTCTTATTAGTACTATCCCATTCTTTAAATTCAGAAGGTAAATATTGAACATCAAATACAAAGAATGAACCTATTTCTTTGGCCAGTAACTCACGAATCTGGTTCAACGCTATATTATAAGCTACCTGAAATGGAAATATTTTTTCTGCATATGAATAATCCACAATACCAGCAACAGGTAATTTAACATCATAAATATTACTATCTCCTTTTATTTGATATTCTGTAGCCCCAACTTGTAAATATAACGACTTTTCTAATCTTGTATTACGTTGATTTATTTTTATTCCTTGATAAACAACAGGAATATAATCCCAAACAACCGTATTAGTTTCAGGATTATTTTCAGCCTCCGTTATAGTTCTATTTCTTATTTGTTTTATGTTTTTTTCTTTCAAGAAATCTGGAAGAATTTCCTCTGAAATTATTTCTTGTGTAACCCTTCCTTCTTCTGTTTCATATGTCAATAAACCTATCAACTCATAAGAAATCCAATAGGCTTCTGTCACTTGAATTAGATCTTCTCGTAAATTTAAATCGCTACGAATTATATTAGCAAGACCTAAAGAATAAGAATTAAAGTCATTTATAGAAGGTAGGAAAACTCTTTCTTCACGTTCTACACCATCTTTATCCTTGAAAATAGCACGACCCATAGGTTCACCCGAGTTTTCCTGTAACTCTAAAAACATATTGTATTCGTGATATTGTTCAAAAGGAAGAATTTCTACGCCACTATAAAATTGAAATAAATTTTTATTACTACCAACATCTTGACCCTTATTTCCATACTCAGAATTTTGTAATTGTTCAGAATAAGAGTCAGATTTCATTAATGTTTCCTTTTCTTTTTGAGTTAAAAGATGTCCATATTTATTAATTATCTGACTTGGTGTGTAAAAATGTATCCTACCAACATACTCACCGTCTTGAACATATTTTGTATCTAAATCTTGTGAGAAAAACGTATTCAAAGGAGACCATGTTTCAGGTTGATAAAAATCATAGCCTAATCGAAAATGTCGAAAACAACGCCCTGTTGCTAAGAAATCAATAAACTCGTTTCTATCTTTTTCATCTTGTGAAAAACGTATGATATCTTGGTCTAAAGTATGTTCTGCCCACTCAACAGCTGCAACCTTCCAAGTCTTATTCATATATTGTTCTATCTCTTCAGGCGTTTTCTCTATACGTATTTTCTCTATTTCTTGAGCATATTGTTCTGCTTGTTCAGGCGTTTCAAAATCAAACTCAGAAGGATTCGGATTAATCCCTTCTCTTAATAAACGAACATTTAATTCTTTTTGAAATAATTCATTAACATACTTTTGTAACAAGTCAGTTTTTTCTCTTACATATTCGTTCTCTGAAATTTCATCATCTGTTACAACTGAAAATTTATCTGTATTTTGTACAAGTTCACCTGCAAGAAGATTTATAAGGCGACCTGTTAAATCGTAGTGTTTTATGTTCAAAGGTAAATCCATATCTTTGAACGCTTTTTCAATTTCTCTAAATTGTGGAAAAGTTTCACTCAATTCAGAAAATGCCATTTTACCTTCTATCATACGATAGAAGTCTTTAAATTTTAAATTCTCTTTTAATTGTTTGACACCTATACGCTCTAAAGCGTCCATCGTCGCTTTTTTCCACTTTTCATTCTTCTTTTTTGCAGGTATTGCCTGAGTCGGCAACACAGAATTGGTGCCATAAGGAGAACCTCCTTCAAACCAGTAAGAAGTGTTATTAGGTGAATAAGTAACGTTCATTATCAAATAATTAATGAACAAAAATAAAAAAAGAACCCACAAATTCCAAATTTGTAAGTTCTAAATTTACTTTCTTATTTTCTTTTTTGTCTTTTTAATTAAAAAAAAAACAAATTGTTTGACAACAATTCTTCCATTAAATATCCCTATTTTTATTATGTTCTGTTTTAGCTTTATTCTTAAACTCTTTTACTATTTTCAAAAATTTACTTTTGTTATAAGGTTGTTCCTTTTTTACAAGCTCTATAGCTGTAAGTTCTGAGATCCAAACATCAACAGTAATTGGAAATTCCTCACTTATATCTTGTATAACATCCATATTATCTCCTAAAACAGAATAAATATATTTTCTGAAATTCATGTTATTAAATTGCATAAAATCTAATTTCATAAAACGTCTTAAAAAAGACATATCTACATATAACTTATCATTTATAAACTTAAAATCAGGTCTTTCTTCTGGAACTTCAAACTTACATTCAGCATATCTAATAGCTACATTTTTTACATTTTCTTTAAATTCTAACCATGCTTCTTTTGAAAAATCAACCTTCCTTAAACCTTCCATTCTAAGTCTAAAAAAATGCAAGTCATCACCAATAAACTCCTCAACATGTGAAGTGCCGAATTTATGTTTAAATACCAAACATTCACCCTCCTTCAACTCTATTACCTTATTAGTATTTATATCTTTTATTATCATAAAAATTTAATTTACGCTATTTAACATTTAATTTAACTTATTTATAAAGTAACAATCATTTAACTCTCACAACCTTTTTGACACTCTTACTCACTATATTTTCCAATAAACTATAAGGATATGTGTTAATTCTACCAAAACGTGGGTCAGGCAAAGAACCCACAGATAAACCGTTAGCTTTACAGATTTTAGAGGCTTCTTTTCCTAATTTCTTAGCATCCTCCAAATTTATAGAAATTCCTTTTAAAGAACAGTAACCCACAATTGAATAATAATCAGGAGTGTTGTTTGTTTTTGATTTTAAATAATCAAAATCTTTTCGAATTTCTTCATTCTCTTCAGTCAATCTCTGTATTTCACCTTCCTGTTTCTGTTGTCTCTTTTCTAAATCAACTATAACTTTAGCTTGTTGTAAAAGTAATTCAGCCTGAGTCATCGGCTTTACAGAATAAGAGCCTGTCTTACGAATTGAGGGGAGTACTTCTTTAACCACCCAATCCTGGAATTTTATAGCATTCTCTAAATTAGATCTCATTATCAAACGATATAAATTAGATTCATCTATAAGTTGAACATAAGTTCCTCCAACACCATTTTCGTGAGCAACATACCGTTTCGTTATGTCGGCTGATTCACAATGTGTTGCAACAGCCTTCGAGGGGTTTTCATATCCCAACAATACAGCAACGTCTTTAGCTACAAACAAAGGGTTTCCATCTTCAATAAAAACTCTTACCTGACCAAACTCAGGATTTTCAAAAATTTGAATATTGTTCATATTATCTATTTTTTTATAAATTTATCTATTATTTCACTATTTTAATAAGGAATTTCATCATCTTCATCTTCTGCCCCAAACAAACTTGGTAACTTCTCTTTTTTCTTTTTAGGTTTAGATTCAAATTTTGTTTTTATACCATCTTGTGTTATTGTTAACCTTCTACCATCAGGTAATAAAAACGGCTCAACGGCTATGTCCAAATACCCTTCTTCTAATTCACGAACTTTGAGATAATGCCAAAAAACATTACCCGCTGTCAAAAAGTGAGTCCACTTATTATCAACCTTTTCCATATGCTCGTGGAGGTATGCATAACGATTATCAAGTGTATTACCTTCTGAATCTGTGGCAAGACCTGGAATATTCATATACAAATTGTGTCCCAATTTAAAAGGGTTATGTAATACAATAACAATGTCAGAAATATGAAAAATTGTATCAGAATTGTACAAGTCTGAACGTTTTGGTGCTAAATTTTGAATATCAGTACGACTTTCTATATCTCGATTCAATTGCGATAAAATAATAAAAGACACATTCACAAACTCTTTTTTAAGCATATTTATGTTCTCTATTAAATTATCCATTGCTGCTTTTTTACCACCTAAAACATCACGAACCAGTGCAATGTGGTCAATTGTAACTACAACATGTTTCTTATTTTTATGCTCATTCAAAAATTCTCTTACTGCAGTGTACCAAGTGTTCGGATCACAAGGGTCTTCCAAATAATAAATTTGATTTGACCTTTCACTATCACAAACATTTTTAAACTTATCTTTTTCATCACCTTGTGGAGAATTAAACAAAATATCTGTTACTGATTTATGTAATTTACGTTTTAATTTACGAAGGAGTAATTTAAACACAGTCATCTCCCAATTACAACGTAATAGAACATATTCATCACAATCGGGATTCAAACTCTTATCAAACATATCTTCTTCTATCTGTTGTAAAACATACGATTTACCAGAACCTGAGATAGCCCCAATAGTTATTATATTTCCTTTAAATATCCCACCAAGTGCATTTGTATTAAAATGTTCAAACCTTGTCTTAATAGGAGCGTCTTCTTTGGTCTGATACCTCAAAATCTGTCTTACCGCAACATTCACCAAATCAACAGCTTTTGTTATCAGTCCCATGTTTCACCTCCAATCTTTTAATTATGTAATCAGCCATATCTTCACCTTCTTCTATATCGGGTTGATTTTCTAAAAAATTACTTATTTCTATATTAAAATCTTCCATAAAAGGTTTCAACTTATTTTCCCACTGAATAAAAGCATTACCTTTATCAGGATAAAATATTAATTTTTTATCTAAAAACGGCAACATCCGACTTTCATTAATATTTTGTAAACCACCCGTTGCAAGCCAAAATGTATTTGGGTTTTTAATTGAACATATTACAGCTGTCTTTTCACTTTCCACAACATGAAATGTATCAACATCGTGATTTGCTAATAAATGTTCTCCAAAAAAAACTTGTTGTAAATTAAAATCATTGTTTTCACCATATTCTTTACTTTTAGTTGGTGTGTGAACCCAAGTTATATGATTATATGGTTTCTTAACTCTCTTACAAGTATTTCTGTCATACAACATTATTTTCCCTGTTCTACAATCAAAATCCTCATCTAACTGCCAAAAAACAACGGCTCTGTCATTCCATTTTTCAACAGTACCTAACCTATACCTACGAACAATTAAATCAACACTATCTTTAGGAAAATGATTATATAAAAAGTAAGTGAAAGAGTTTAGAGGTTCTTCCAAACTCTCATTCACATACTTAGAATTAATAATATTTACAGAATCCTTTTCTTGATACTCTGATTTAACTTCATTATTTGAAACATATAATGATGCGTCTTTTGGTAAATCTGACATCTTAGGAGCAAGATGATAACCGCAAGAAATTTCTCTATTACAACGACCAAATTTATCACCTATCTTTTCTCCTGTAACTTTATCTACATACAATACAAAACTATGTTTTCTGCCACAAGAGGGACAAGTATGTCGTGATTTTAAACCTGTGTATTTTTCTAAACCAAACCGTTCAACAAATGTGTGTAAAACCTTATCATTGTTCTCCTTCTTCTCCCTCTGTATCTGTTGTAAAGCCATTTTTTTCTAAAATATCTTTATAATTAAAACTATAACCATCTTCAAGTACCACTTCATCACCAACAATCTTATAATCTTCTTTCTGACTATTGTAACTTATAGACTTCATTGTTATAACTTTACTTTTGTCCAACTCATCATTAAAAATATCTATACCATTTTTAAACTTATTCATCAAATGAAGACAAGAAGTTTCTTTTACAAAAGGCAAAAGCATATCTAATTTTTCATTACCTGTCTGTTTTTTTATTTTATATTTAGTACTCATCTCATCTTTTGGAGAATAATTGAAAAGAGTTTCAACTTCAATACCATAAGTTTCTTTTAACATATGAGCTCCCCAATTAAGTTGGTAATAGTAAGAATCATAAAAACCTTTAGTACCAGACTTAAAGTCTATAATTGCTAATTTTTCTTGTGGAACTATGAAAACTTTCTCTTTCATTTTCGGGTCACCTTTCTTAATTCCATTTTTACCATCTCGAAGATAAACTTCACCTGTTGGAACAAAAGCCTTTATTTTAACAGGTTCTTTTATTGTACACAACAAATCCACAGGTGTAGCCGCTAAATAATTTTTGTCCATTACTACTAACTCTGTGGCAATAGGTTTAATGTCGAAATCAGATACAAACCTACAAAAACCTATTAGTGCATTCCACAAATGAACTCTATACTTTTCTATAATAAAAACAAGTCTTGATTTTCTTAGAACTTTATCTTCAACAGCCTTATTATATAAGTCTTTTTCAAAACTTTCTTTATTAAATTCAAAATCATTTAACAACAATGAAAAAGTATAGTGCATTAAAGTACCATAATCAGCACGCTCTTGTGAATACTCGTCAGGGTTAATACCCTTCATTCTCATTTCAACTTTCCATTTATTAAGACCATCTTCCTTCTCTGTTGAAGTTTCTCCCCAACTAATCATTGTTGTAAGAGAATACCCCCAATCCAAAATTTCAGTTCCTACTTTTGGAACATCTCCCTCCCAAAACAAAGGAAGTTTCACATACAAACGGTCACCTTTATAAAGATAACGCTTGAATGTGAAACTTGGTCTTTTCAAATCAGTTCCCTCAGAAGAAGGATAGATTTTATTTGTTAATGTTTCTTCATCAAAGTTTTCAGAATCAAATGTCTCATTTAACTGTTTCAAGACATTTAAATAAATTTCTTCTTTCTTTTTTTGTAATTCTGCTGTCATAAAACTTTTAATTATTAATTCGGTTGCAAAATTACAAATTAAATTTTATTCTACAAACTTTTTTGAAGAAAAATTTATTATGCTTGTTTTAAATCACCACACAAATGAGATATTGTAGGAGTAACTTCTACACCAACAACATAACCCTGCCCTTGTATTTGAGGCTTTCTACCTTCAGGAATAAGAGTATGTCCAGTAAAACTTACTACACCTGTTCCAACTTGTGTAAACGAAACAAAGTATGAATTATTAGCCTCCAAACCTTGAGTAAGTCCCGCACCTGCTGAAATTGTAATAGTTACAGGATTTGAACCATTGTTAATAAAAATATTTGTATTGTTATCTTCTTTGGTTAATACATAATCGGTTGTAACCTCTTTATACAAGTTTCTGTTTTTAATAAACTCTTTACTTGTACTATCATTTTGAACTAAGTTTGCTTGTGTAGGTTTAAAAGCAGACAGATTTACACTTATATCTGGAAGATTTTGTGAACGTTTGACAGTCAAAACATAAGTGTTATTATCAAACTCCATTCCTGTCAAATGTTTATCCGCTGTAAATATATATTTGCTTAAATCAACAGACAAGTCTGACTTACCGTTGTTTTGTGTCAGTTTCAATGTGTTACCATCTAATGCAAAGCCTGTTACATAAGTATCGGTTCCTGCACCTCCACCACCTCCTAACACAGGAGTTAAATCCAGAGTTATATCTGTTTTTCCATTTTGCTTTAAAACAATAGACTTACTGTTCAACTGAAGGTCTGTTACATAAGTATCAGTTCCTGCACCTTTCAAAGAAGCCAAATCAACAGTTAAAGGTGTTAGTTGACCATTACGAACTAACGTTAAAACAGTACCTTCAAGTTTCAATTCTGTACCATAAAAATTAGCCAAAAACACAGAAGCATCTATTCTTAAAGGAGGTTTTACTTTATTATAAGTGAAAACAATATCACTACCAACAATCTCAACATTTTGAACATGGATATCCTGAGATGCTACAGCAAAATCACTCAAATCTATTGTGGAAACCTTATGTTCTCCCTTTTCAGTTGTTAAATACAACTCAACTGTATTACCAACACGTTTTAAAGAGGGCATCGCACTTTCAAGAGATATATATGTAGGCTCTTGTTTTATAACAAGTGTTTTTTCATCTTTTGATTTTAAAGTACGAAGCTCATACCATCCATCAGTTGTTCTTTCCTTATAAATTTCAGCACCTCCTCCAACATTTCTAAATGGTAAAACATCATTCATTAACTTATACAAAAGGTCATCTATCCATTCAAAAATATGTTCAGCTCTTGAACCTTTTGGTAAATTAATTACTCTAAAACCCCTTCCATCATAAATTACACATTTACTATCCACAAAAAACTTGCAACCACAAGGTTCTGGTCGACAAGGTGAAGGTGGACAACAATTATTCATATTAAAACTCATCTCAACAATTTTTATTTAGCAAAGATAATCAATGAAATTTCAAAATCAAAATAGATAAGAAAATCATAATAGCAATTGGATTAACAATCAAAACCCAAGTTCCATTAAAAGTTCTTAATTCAGGAACATTACGATGTTTGTTAAAAACCAACCAACTGTACAATTGACAATCATCAAAATAACGAATGTCATTTGAATTTAAAGGTTTAAACTTAAAATAGAAAAACCCAAAAAATACTCCAATTAAAGTAATCAGAGCCGCAATCCACCACAAGGAACTGTGACAAGCACTCAATGTCATTGTTCCTAAAAGAGAAGGAAAAATTACATTTGCTGAACGTGTAAAATTAATTTTTGTTCCTCCAACATTCACAATGTAATCAAGTGCAAAAAGTTTAATAATCCATTTTCTCATCTATCAATCAATTTTTAATTAGTTTAAATGTTGTAAATTTATAATTGTTGAATATAATATGTTGAGCTATACCATTTTTACCTATCAAAACATTACAATGCATCCAAGAACTGGCTCCTTTCTGATTGTAATCCAATAACAATTCTGTGTTAGTACCAACATAAAGTGTATCATCTGCACGATAAGGCGTGTGAGTGTGTGCAAGCACAATAGGTATTCCAAGATTACGAAATGTAACAGGAGAACCCTTTGTACCATTAGAGCCGTTATCTCCATGTTGTGAACACTCATAACGACCTATTTTAAAACTATCAGTATGTTTAAGTGTTGTAACTTTATCTCCAAAATTATGTTTTAACCAATAAGAAACAACACCTTCTTGAATCTCACCATCTAAAACACGTTTAGTAAATTCTAAATAAAACTTAGCATTATGTATATCCTTCCGCCAATCTTCTTCCAATATTCTATCAAACCTACTGTTATGATTAGCTTGAGGTATCACAGGTTTATATTTTAACTTACTACTCACCCACTCTGTCAACTTATCAAGTTCAGAATGAATAAGATGTTCACCCTTATCATAACGTTTAAATTGCTCTATTGGAGATTTTATTTTATGATTATTACAACTCTCACCATCTACCACATCATGTAAAACAATGTTATCCACATTAAAATAATCACAAATTAAATCATTTTGTCTGTCAATTTCAACATTTAACTGTCCTAAATGAGTATCTCCACACACTAAACCTAACGCCTTATCTATTTTAGTAACCTTTTGATTTCTAACTTCATAGCACAAGTCAATAAAAGAGCCGTCCTCTTCTGCTTCAACCTGACGAACAAAAAATATTTCTTCGTCTTGTATCTCTACTATAACAAAACCGTATTTATGAGAACCTTCGCCTATGACACCTGTTGCACTATCTGTATAATTAGGAAGTGTAATAGCTCCTGTGGTAAGAATCATTCTGTCAGGATAGTTTGCAAGAGTAGGCTCTACTTTTAAATGAAGTTTAGGGTGTCCCACGATTACTGTTTTGTCGTCTGCTAAATCTTGAACTCCTGTGAGAGGATATTTACGAGTTGGTGTTATTTTTATATTAGAAAGTATTTTTAAATGTTTATGAATATTATGTTCTCTTGCATCCCAATAAGGTCGAGTTTGTTCACTCCAATTATCATTTTTGGAGTCTGTAAACACAGAAGTAGGATTTTTATAACGACCCAAAATAACACTTAACTCAGCATTTAAAAATTTCTTATAAGCCAATATATTATTATAGAAATCTTGATGTATAGGAGTTTCATTTTGTTCCCAAGTTATAATGTAATACTTTTTTTTGGAAAGTTCTCTTTTAGAAGCCTCTTTAAAAGATTCTGAGTCTTCTATTCTAATTTTATTATTTGTTACATTAAACCTTTCTAAAAGTTTAGAACAATTTCTCCTAAAAGAATCTTCATATGAAATACCTAATTCCACAGCTAATTTTTTAGCAGCCTCTGTAATATTTGAAGATGTTTTATAAAGGAAATTAAGTCTTTTTATTTGTTGTTTGTTGAGTTTCACATCTATAAAAATTACTTTTACAAAGTGCAAATATACAACAAAAAAATAAAAAATCCAAGAAAATCAACAAAAAATCATTTACAACAAATATAACATATTGATAATCACTGTATTTTGACAACTTTTATAACTTATATTATTTACCAAGTAACTTTATGAGAATTTCTTTTCTTTTTAGGAAAAGGCTTTGCAATAATTCCAAATGCTTTTTTAATATTTTTTAAACGAACTTTAATCCAACAATAAGTTAAAAAATTCCGTTTTTTTTATTATAATCAAAATCTTTAAAAGTAAATTTAAAATAATCTTTTTCTTTAAAGATTAACTCAAAAAGTTCATTTAAAAACTGTTTATAATTTACAGAATCCTCAAAATACAATTGTACTTCTTCCTTGTATTTATCCAAAAGTTC